CCCTTCTGAATCAGTAATGCTTGCTGGTGGTGCGGAAATCATGAAGTCCTTTACTGCAAGTTGTACTTGTAATATTGACTTTGCTGGTGGAGATGACATCGTTGACGGTGCTGCACTTGATGCTGCTGCTGGTACATACCTTGTAAAAGGTTCTGCCGGTGAAGCTAACATTGTAAATACAGGTGCTGCATCTACTTATGCGGCTGCTGCGTTAGCTCTTGTTGGTGCTGCAGATACTATTGATGTTGTTATCGCTGGTGCTGCTGCTGCAACTGGACGCTTACGTGTCTATGCAGTAATTGCAGATATTTCTGCTGCTCATACTGAGGCTGCTGCAGCCCAGCGTGACTTGCTGTAATACATTACTAAACTTTGGGGCTGGCTTTGTGCTGGCCCCATTGCTGCATTTTAAGGAAACATAATGGCTCTGACATATCTTTCATTAACTAACGATGTTATTACCCGTATGAATGAAGTTGTTCTTACTGCTGCTTCTTTTTCAGACGCTAGAGGTGTTCAAGTACAATGTCAAAATGCCGTTAATGAATCTATACGATACATTAATCAAAAAGAATTTGGTTATCCTTTTAATCACTCAACTAATACATCTACATTAGTTCCCGGTACAACTAGATATACTGTACCTACTAGTACTAAACATATTGATTATAATACAGCTAGAATAAAAAAGAATACTGACCTTAATACTTCTGGGGGTAATCTTACAAAGCTAGATTATAATGAATATATTAGTAGAGGTTTTGCTACTCAAGAAGATGAAGTAGACGCAACAACATTAGATGGTTCTTTAACAGATAGTGCTACTACAATTACTGTTGTAAGCACAGCAGACTTTGCTACTAGCGGAGTTCTTTTTATACTAGGTGAGCAAGTATCTTACACAGGTACTACGTCTACTACTTTTACTGGTTGTACTAGGGGTGCTAATAGTACTACTGCTGCAGCCCACGCTACTGGTGTACAGGTAGCTCTATTTACAAATGGTGGAGTACCTCAATTTATTGTACGTACTCCAGATAATAATTATTTATTATATCCTTTACCTGATAAACAATACACATTAGTGTTTGACTTTTATACTTTTCCAAGTGACTTAGCTGCACATGGAGATACTACTAGTATACCCGACAGGTTTTCTCCTATTATTGTAGACGGTGCTGCTGCCTTTGTATATCAGTATCGTGGTGAACTGGATCAGTACAATACAAACTTTGTACGTTTTGAGCAAGGCATAAAGAATGTTCAAAGCCTTCTTGTAAATAAATACGAATACGTTAGGTCAACTGTTATATACAGACCAAGCAATTATAATATTGGAATTTCCTTTTAATGGTTGATAGTTCTAGGGTACAACCAGCAGCATTTAATTGTGAGGGCGGTTTAGTTTTAAACCGTTCTACTTTTCTTATGCAACCGGGAGAGGCTTTAGTTTTAGAAAATTTTGAGCCTGACGTTGAGGGTGGCTACAGAAGAATTAATGGCTATCGTAAATTTGTTAATCATATTATACCACAAACTTCCTCTTCATCTGAAAAAGTAATTGGAGTAGCTAGTTTTGCAAATAAAGTAATAGCTTGTAGAGGAGAAAAGATATTTAATGCTGGGACTACTGAATTATCTACAACTATAACTGCAACTGAAACTATGTCAGGGTCAGGTACAATTAGAGTAGAATCTGTTAGTGGTTTTACTTCTAGTGGTACTGTACAAATTGAAAGTGAGATATTTACATATACAGGTGTTACTAGTACAACCAATCCAAATTTACTTACCGGGGTAACTAGGGCAGCTTCTAGTACTACAGCCGCCGCACATATTAATGGTGTAGTTGTATCTTCTACGTGGACAGAAATTGATACAGGAAGAACTAATGCAGCAAAGTATAGGTTTGAACGTTTTAATTTTAATGGCACTGATAAAATTATATTTGTTGATGAGGTAAATGCTCCTGTAGTTTTTGATTCTTCCTTTAATGTAGTTGATGTTGCTGCAAGTGCAGTCGCAGGTTCTAAACATGTAGCGTCTTTTAAAAATCATATGTTCTATGCAGGTAAAAGTACTACACCAGAAGAAGTTATATTTAGTGTGCCTTTTGATGAAGATAATTTTACTAGTGGTGATGGGGCGGGAAGTATTAAAGTTGACGACACTATAGTCGGCCTTAAAGTATTTAGAGATTCTTTATTTATATTTTGTGAAAATAGAATATTTAAATTGACAGGTAATACGTCTTCTGATTTTGCTATAATTCCTGTTACTAGGTCTATTGGCTGTCTTAATGGAGATACTATTCAAGAATTTGGTGGTGACTTAATTTTTCTTGGACCCGATGGTCTTAGAACTGTAGCTGCTACTGCAAAAATTGGTGATACAGAACTTGGTACAGTAAGTAAAAATGTACAGTCTCTTTTTGATGTTAATATTAAGGACTCATTATTATTTGAAAGTGTTGTTATAGCTGACAAGACACAGTACAGAATATTTTTTACTAAAGAGGGGCAGGCAGAAAACCTTACACGAGGTGTTGCTTGCGTAATAAAACAACAAGGATTTGAGTTTTCTGAAATACGAGGAGTAAAACCTACTTCTACAGATACTTTTATAACTTCTGGAGATGTAATTGTTTTACATGGAAGTAGTGATGGTTTTGTACAAAGACAAGAAAAGGGTAATACTTTTGATGGCACACCAATACTAGCTAGATACAGAAGTCCCGATTTAAGTTTTGGAGACACTGGTATTAGAAAACATATGCAGAGAGTTATTGTTAACTATAAACCTGAATCTGCTATTGACGCTGATTTATTAATACGTTATGATAATGAAGGATCAGGTTCAGCAAGACCTGCACCATATGCTTTAGACTCTTCTGCTATTGCAGCACAGTTTGGTAATGCTTTATTTAGTGTAGTAGGCGCTGCTGCTACTTTTGTTTTTGGGGGTCCTTCACAACCTATTATAAGACAATCAGTAGAAGGTTCAGGATTTTCTGTTATACTAAGAATAAATGATGGGGGTGAAACTGCACCTTATTCACTTAAAGGATTTCAGTTAGAGTATCAATTAGGAGCAAGACGTTAAATGGGCGCTACATACACAAGGCAATCATCTTTTACAGACGGTGACGTTATTACCGCCGATCTGTTTAACAATGAATACGATCAACTTTTAGCTGCATTTGCATCTAGTACAGGCCACACTCACGATGGTACTGCTGGTGAGGGTGGACCTCTTGCTAATATGTTAGGGCATTCTATTACTTTTGGAGCGGGTACTGCAGGATCTGATGTTGTCATTACTTTTGATGGAGAAACTAATGATGGTGTCCTTAAATGGATGGAAGATGAAGATTACTTTGAGTTTTCTGATGACATACTTATTGCTACAACAGAAAAGGTACAGTTCCGTGACACTGCTATCTACATCCACTCATCTGCTGACGGTCAACTTGATCTCGTAGCTGACACGGAGATACAAATTGCTGCTACTACTATTGATATTAATGGTCTTGTTGATATATCAGGTAACCTAACTGTAGGTGGTAACTTAGATGTTACAGGTACTATAGACTTTAGTGACTCTAATATTACTAACGCTGGAACTATGGGTCTTGATAGTATTTTTGGTGATGCTGACGCCAACACTAGTATTACATTTAGTGGATCAGATGTTATTACAATAGCTAATGCAGGTACAAATCAAGTTACATTTAATGACGGAAGTATTGCTCCTGTAACCGACTCAGATGTTGACTTAGGTACTAATAGTTTACGTTTTAAAGATGCATATATAGATAGTGCTACTGTAACAGGTAATGTTGTAGCTGGCGGTACAGTTGAACCTGCAGGTGATACAGCAGCTGGTGATGATGCAGCTATAGGTTATACAAGTGCTGAAGGTCTTATCCTTACCGGGCAAGGTACTACTAACGACATTACTATTAAGAATGACGCTGATGCCGATGTAATAACAATAGCTACAGGTACAACAGTTGTAGGTATTCCCGGTAGTCTTGATATAGAAGGTGCAATTGATGTTAATGGTACAGCTAACTTAGATGTTGTAGATATTGACGGTGCGGTTGACATGGCATCTACACTAGCTGTGACAGGCATAGCTACATTTACTGACGATATAATTATTGGTGATGGTAAGACTATAGGTTCTGCATCTGATGTAGATGCTATTACTATTGCTGCTAATGGTCAAGTAACACTAACGCAAACATTAATAGGTACAGCCTTAGACATCTCTGGTGATATTGATATAGATGGAACTACTAACTTAGACATTGTAGACATTGATGGTGCAGTTGACATGGCTACAACTCTTGCTGTTGCAGGAAATGTAGACTTCAATGGAGACCTAGACGTAGATGGTACAACAAACCTAGACGTTGTGGACATTGATGGTGCTGTAAATATGGCAACGACTGCCCTCGTAACAGGCGTCCTGACCACCACGGCTGCGACTGTGTTTAACGGTGGCTTTGCTGCTAATGATGGCTCAACAATCTCTACAGCAGATAATACAGATACACTTACACTTATATCTACAGACGCAGATGCTGATGTTGCACCAAATTTAGTCCTTTATAGAAACTCAGGAAGCCCTGCCGATGCCGATCAACTAGGAAAAATTA